AACCTTTCTCCTAAGCCTTTTTGCAACTGTGTTTCTCATCTACCCCTCCTCTGCCTCTTGTTCCCCATCATCAGTTTTCTCCTTGCGACGGAGGTGCTTTTTCTCCCACCATCACCCCCTACTCCTGAACCGTGGCAATTCAAGCAGGTGATTTTCTTGCCATCAATACGAAGAAACTTCCTCCCTTTACACCACAAACAGATTTTCATGGTCGTATCGTCAGGTCAAACACTTTGTTGTCGAAAACAAACCCGCCGACCATTACCGATTCGGTCATCCGCATCTGTTGGTATTTGTATGTCGCATAACTGCCACAAATGAACCCGACCATGAAAAATACCAAGAACCAGAACCCCAGCTTGTGAAATGCATTGATTATGTTTCGTATCATGTCGACACCTTTGATAGTTTGTCGCAAATTCGCAAGACTTTCCTTGCCTGCATCAATCCTCTCTCTGACCCAACAGGATATCCCTTGTACAAACATAGTGCCCTCTCCACATTCCTATTTGTAATTTTAAGCTTCTCATTAAAGATATGCGCTCCAATGATCATGTTAGCATCTGTGTAGTATACCGGCCAAGGTATTTGCATCAACCCCCGATAGTTCATTGACGACTTGGCCCTTGGATCCCCAGTACTTTCTGTATACATCAAAGCGATTAAGAAGTTCTGTGATAATCCAGACTGCCTTGACGCCAGATCGATGGACAGGGCGATCTCCTTCGAATCTATCCCCAGCGTCTGCAGTTTCATCAACGTCTGATTGCAGTTTGGCGTCGATACCGGGATCAGCATCCTTTGTTGTTCCTGCACGACATACATCATAACGAGCAGGAGTAACATAAACACGATTGATTTTAGCAGTTTCATCCTGTACCTCCTTTGGCTTTAACGACCAAATGAGTTGCAGAGAGAAGGTAAACCGATTGGTGCAACTCGGACATGTGGTTCGATGTTGTGAACAATCAAAAACTTCTTGACACTCAGGGCAATAGAAAGCGCTCATCAATTTCATATT